CAATGCGTGTTAGTCGAGGTGAGCGACCTATATGGTATAGTGCGGCGGTAGATTATAATAACGAACCTGAACGCAGTGAACAACATCAAAAAGCTATGCTTGAATTAGCAAACTATAGTGTCCATGCTAGTGAATATAGTAGTATTGGATTATTATACGACCACTATATTGATAACAACGGGTCGATTGATGAGTTACATAAACAAGTCAACTCAGTAGTCAACTTGTAAATCACCACGTTTCCAGTTAACTTCTTTCTTTTTAACAACCTCAACACAGTTTAAACAAATACTACGTAAATTAGATTGAGCAATATTCTCTAAATTACCGTCAATATGGAAGACTGTAATTTGTGAGGGGAACAAACTTTTAAAGCCACATAAATCGCATGTGGCTTTTTTCTTATAATTTCCTGTTGTCCAATTAGCCTTTCTAGGCTTCTCCTTATTTTTCTTACGACCACATTCATCGCAAGTACTGCGATAATGCGTGGCCCCTTCACGTATATAATTAATAGCTTTGTAATTCTTATTACATTTGGGACAGATGGGTCTTAACAGTGCCATATAGTATTTAGTTAGAAACCTTCGAAGGCACACTAAATCAGCTTTTTTGTGATCCTTCGATAAATAATAGTATGCAATTTAGGTAGTAAACCTCATAATTTTACATAAAGGAAAAAATAAAATGGCATTAACATCTCCAGGCGTAGAAGTAACGATCATTGACCAAAGTCAATATCTTCCAGCCCCAACAAACTCAGTTCCTCTAGTTGTTTTAGCAACAGCACAAAATAAAGCAGACGGTTCAGGTACTGCTGTAGCTCCGGCTACAACAGCCGCAAATGCAGGTAAACTATATCAAGTAACAAGTCAGAGAGATTTGGTCAGCTTGTATGGTACTCCTTTCTTCTATACGACTACAAATGGTACACCAATTCAAGGGTATGAACTTAATGAATATGGTCTATTGGCTGCTTACAGTCTATTAGGTGCTACAAATCGTTGTTATGTTCTACGTGCTGACATTGATTTAGCTAGTTTAGTTGGGCAAACAAGCCGCCCAACAGGTGCTCCAGCTAATGGTACATATTGGTTAGACACTACAACAAGTACTTGGGGCATTTATGAATTCAATGCATCCACTGGTCAATTTGAATTACAAGTACCTATTGTTATTAGTGAGACTACTAGCTTAAGCAGTGGTGTGCCGTTAAACAGTATTGGTAATATTGGACAATACGCTATCAATGCTATTGCCCCAACGACAACTAACCCAAATGATGGCAGTACATATTTCTATAAAACAACAGATAATGAATGGGTGACATTAGGTTCTGCAGCCTGGTCTAATGATGTACCTACAGTTCAAGGAGCAGACTCAAGTACTTCAACTAGCAATCCATTAACTGCAGGTGACGCATTTACTATCATTTTAGGTGGTTCTAGTGGAGCTAGTGCATTGAATGCTACTATCACCGTTCCTGCAAGTCCTAATAATTCAGCCGCAGGTATCGCTACTTTAATCAATGCTTTGGGTTGGACATACTTAAGCGCAATAGCAACTAGTTCAAATAAATTAGAAATTTATTCATCACAACCAATGAGTAACGAAGCTGTATCATTAGTACTAACTCAAACTGTTGGATCAGTACTTGATGATTTGGGTATTACTACTTCGGCTGGAACTGTAACCGGTGGTACTTTCTATCAACCAGCACTATTATTTGGTACAGCATCTCAGATGCCATTATGGCAAGCAAGTCAAACTTATCCTCGCCCATCGGGTTCTGTATGGGTGAAAGTTGGAACTTCTGGTAATGGATTAGCACCGGTCGTATCTAAATATAGTACAGTAACCGCAAGTTTCTCCGCACAAACCGTAACATCAAGCACATCTGATTGGGCAGTAACTGCTACATTAGATTCAACCGGTGGCCAAGCAATCCCTGCAGGCACAATATATGCACAATATTCATTTGACGGACCAGCTTATGGAGTTAGTAACTATAATTATTTCAATGAAGGACCAATATTCTTATGGGAAAAATCTACAACAGGTGCAACTGTTGCAACCGGGACAACAACTAATTGGACATTAGCCGGAATTCCTGGAGGATCTGGTGAGATATATGTTCAAGTAAGTGTTCCTGGATCACCAAATTTATCTAGCGTCTACACAGTAGGTCCTCTATCAAACGGTGATGAGCCCACAGATTTTGTGACTGCATGGTCTGCTGCCGGAATTCCTAATACTACATGTGCAGTAACTACTGATGGTGCAATTCAATTGACACAGACTGAAGGTGGCATTATATCAATGAGTGACTGGTACATTTCTAGTTCTATATACGCAGGTTCAAATGCAGATATTTTAAACCAAGCAGGTTTAATTGCAGACAGTACTACTAATGTAAAGACAGGTTTTTCGTTGAATCATCAAGTTACTGTTCAAGATCCTAATCCCCCGGTGGGCGGAACAGGAGCATCTATCGTAGTTAGATTATATTACGGTCAATACATATTGGTGGGTGCTGGTGTGTCTGGTTCCTCAAGTGGTACCTTATATTCAGTTGGAGATCAAATCACAATCCCATACACAAGTTTAGGTGGAGCCAGTACTGCTAACAACTTAGTTGTTCAGGTTGTAAGTATCAGTGGCGGCGGGGCAACAGGTCCTGTAACAGGTGTAACATTTGTATCCGGTGTAACTCTTCCACAAGATTATCTAGTTCAAATTAGTGATTGGAATCTATTAGATTATATAGCAAACGAAGGTGCTCCAGTCGCATTACCAACTAACAATACAAACTGGTTCTACTCAGTAGCAGATCAAGTTGACATTTTGGTAAACTATAATGGTCAATGGAATGGCTATGGTACATTGAATTATGATAGTTCAGGTTTCCCATCAGCAACAGGTACCAATGCAACTGATCCAAATGGTCCAATTTGCACTGCCAGTGAACCAACAACACAAAGTGACGGCACAGCATTAGTATACGGTGATATCTGGATTGACACTAGTGACTTAGAAACATATCCATTAATCAATCGTTGGGAATCAGTTGACAGTATAGATCAGTGGGTTCGTTTAGATAATAGTGACCAAACTGGTAGCACAGGTGTTACATTCTTAGATGCACGTTGGAGTACAAGTGGTGCTATTAATCCAGCAGATGATCCTGTCCCAACAATTACTAGTTTACTAGATAGTAACTATGTTGACTTAGATGCACCTTCTCCGTCACTATATCCAAATGGTATGTTGTTATTCAACACACGCCGTTCAGGATATAATGTAAAACAATTTAGAACAAATTATTTTACAAGTGCAAACTATCCAGATGCAGGTGCTTACGATCCATCAGATCCTACTAACGAGGCTAATTTACCATTGTATAGTTATACATGGGTATCTGTAAGTGGTAATCAAGCAAACGGATCTCCGTACATGGGTCGTCAAGCACAACGTAATATGGTTGTAGAATCATTACGTTCTGTAATTGATACAAATACTGATATACTTGATGAAGATAATTACTTCAACTTGATGGCAGCACCATACTATCCAGAACTACAACCTAACATGGTTGTAGTGAATGCTAATCGTGGTGAAACAGCTTATATCATCGGTGATACTCCAATGAGATTACCAGACGATGCTACCGCAATTCAAGCGTGGGCTACTAACGCAGCCGGCGCAGAAAGTACAGGAGAAGCAGGTTGTGTAACACGTAATACATATCTAGGTCTATTCTACCCAAGTGGAATTGCTCCGGATCTGTCTGGTAACTTAGTTGCTGTTCCACCAAGCCACATGATGTTGCGTACATTCTTGCGTAACGATACAGTCAGTTATCCATGGTTAGCGGCAGCAGGTACTCGTCGTGGTACAATTGACAATGCTACAAACATTGGTTATTTGGATGCAGTTACTGGTGAATTTATTACAACTAAAACACGTATTGGTATACGTGATGTATTGTATATCAATTTCATTAACCCATTAGTGTTCTTCACTGGTGTTGGTTTGTTGAACTACGGTAACAAAACAAGTTTCAATTCACAAAGTGCATTAGACAGAGTAAACGTTGCACGACTAATTGCTTACATCCGTAGACAATTAACATTGGCAGCAAGACCGTTTGTATTCGAACCAAATGACGCATTAACACGTAATCAAATTGCTGGTGTTGTAGAAACATTGATGGTTGATTTAGTTGCTAAACGTGGATTGTATGATTATCTAGTAGTGTGTGATGAGTCAAATAATACTCCTGCTAGAATCGACAGAAACGAACTTTGGATTGACGTTGCAATTGAGCCTGTTAAGGCAGCTGAATTCATCTACATTCCAGTACGAGTTTTGAATACAGGTGAATTATCACAGTAATCTAAATATCCCCCTAGCTCTAGGGGGAATTTAAAAAGATAAATATATATAACAGGAGAAATAGAATATGGCAACAGCCTCACAATCATTGTTTAACATGACAGTAGCATCTGATAACGCCGGCGGCAATCAGGGCTTGTTAATGCCAAAACTACAATTTAGATTCAGAGTAAACTTTTTGAATTTTGGCGCAAGTGCTAGTTCAATTGAATTAACTAAACAAGTTATTGACTGCTCTCGTCCTAACTTATCATTTGCTGAAGTTACAATACCAATATACAACTCAACAATGTATCTAGCCGGTAAACATACATGGGCA